TGATGGCCCTTGCGCCTGGAACACAGAAGCAAATGCAGATGCGCCGCACCCATTCGGCACCGCCTCGTGTGGTGATGGGACACGCCGCCGCGCGCCGGAGATCAAGATGACCGGAATCTTTTCCAAGCCTTCAGCACCGACCATCATCCAGCAGGCGCCCCCTCCTGTGCCGGCTCCGACCCCTGTTGCGACCCTTCCGACCGTGGATGATGCCACGATCGCGCAGGACCGCGCGCTAAAGCAGGCGCAGACGCTTCAGCGGAGCGGGCGCAAGTCAACCATCCTGACCTCGCCGCAGACCCGCTCCTCGGGCGGCGATAGCTACTCTAGCGGAAACTTCGGCGGCTGATGAAGGCCCGCGTCCAAGACCTGATCAAGATCGGCGACGGCCTCTTCTCCAAGAAGCAGCCGCTGCTGAACCTTTGGCAGGAAATTGCAGAGCATTGCTACGTGGAGCGCGCTGACTTCACGACCATGCGCTCGATCAGCGACGACTATGCCGGCCATCTGATGACGGGCTTCCCGTCGATGTGTCGGCGTGACCTTGCTAATCAGTTCGCGGCCATGCTTCGCCCCCGTGGCAAGCAATGGTTCTCCCTGACGATCGACGGCGAAGACGACCTTCTCGCCAATACTAACGTCAAGGCTTACCTGGAATACCAGGCCAAGGTCATGTTCCGGGCCATGTACGACCGCGAGGCGCGGTTTACACGGGCGACGAACGAAGGCGATCACGACTTCGCCACCTTCGGCAATGCGGTGCTGTCGGTTGAGCCGAACCTGGCCGGTAACGGCCTGCTATATCGCTGCTGGCATTTGCGCGATGTGGTCTGGTCGGAGAACGCTGAAGGCGAGATCGACACGATTCACCGCAAGTGCAAATGGTCCGCACGCGCCTTGATGCAGTTGTTCCCGAAGACGGTCTCGTCAAAGGTTGAACAGGCGTTCAAGAAAGAGCCGGAGAAGGAATTCGAATGCCGGCACATCATCGTGCCGACCGAGCAATACGATTATCAGGGCGAGAAGAAGGTCAGGGCGTCCAAGACCCCGTTCATGTCGATCTACATCGACAAGGACAACGACACGATCCTGGAAGAGACGCCTGTCGTTGACCATCAGTACGTTATCCCGCGCTGGCAGACGGTCTCCGGCTCGCAATATGCCCGCTCGCCAGCGACCACCATTGCGCTGGTCGACTCCCGCCTGTTGCAGCAGATGACCTTGACGCTGCTCGAGGCCGGCGAGAAGGCGGTTAACCCGCCGCTGATTATTCAGGACGGCGTCGTCATTCGTGACGACGTCCAGATCTATGCTGGCGGCACGACCTACATTGACCGTGAGTACGACGAACAGCTTGGCGAGGCCATCCGGGTGCTGGATACCGGCGCCAAGGGCGGGCTGGCCTTCGGTGAGAAGATCATCGAGCGCTATGAGGCGCTGATCAAGGAGGCGTTCTACCTCAACAAGATCAACCTGCCGGAGCCCGGCAAGGACATGACCGCTTACGAAACCCGCAAGCGCGTTGAGGAGTATGTCCGCTCTGCATTGCCGCTCTTTGAGCCCATGGAAATGGAGTACAACGGGGCGGTTTGCGAGAAGACCTTCGGCGTGATGATGCGCCATGGTGCGTTCGGCCCGATCGACTCCATGCCGCGGGAGCTGGGCGGCCAGAACATCGAATTCAAGTTCGAGAGCCCGCTTCAGGCGGCTGCCGAGCGCGACAAGGTCGTGGCGTTCCAGGAAGCCTCGCAGTTGCTGGCGATTGCGACTCAGATTGATCCGTCGATGGCGGTCGAAATGGATGCTCGCACGGCATTCCGCGACGCGCTCACGGGTGCGAACGTCCCGGCCAAGTGGATCACGGACAACAAGCAGGCGCTGGAAATGCGCCAGGCTGCGCAACAGAAACAGCAGATGACCGAGGCGGCTGCGGCTGTGTCGGCTGGTGCTGGCATTGCTGGCCAGGTTGGCGATGCGGCGCAATCGTTGCAGGCGGCGGGGCTTGTGCCTCAGTCGGGCACGGCGGCTCCGCTTGAGGGCGCGGTGGCTGCATGATCGATTTAATTGGTCCTCTGGCTATCATTCTCGCTTCGCTGTTCATCGGCTGGCGAGTCCATAGGGATTGCAAAGAGGTTGAGCGTATTTGCCGCGGCACATCGGAGCGCTTGCGGAAGTGAAGAAACTCCCGCCGAGCGATCCGCGCAACCCGCCAGCCTACACCAAGAGCATCATCTACGCGCTCAAGGCGCTTCAGACCGGCACGGCGAACGAAGAGCAGCAGCAGCGCGCTCTGGCGTGGATCATCAAGGACGCTGCGGGGACTTACGACTCGGAATACCGCGAAACTGATCGAGAGACCGCATTCGCGGGCGGTCGCCGGTTTGTGGGGCTTCAGGTTGTGAAGCTGCTCAACCTGACCGGCACAGCGATCGATCAAATCAAGGACTAGCACTGCATGGCAGACGAGACCAGCACTGGTGCCACTGGCACTGGTGAGCAAACTGCTACAACTGAGACCACGACCACCGCGGCGACCGAAACGCAGCAGACCGCACAGACGGCCACGACGGCCACTGAAACGACGGCCAAGACCGAAACCACCAAGACCGCGGACGTACCGGCTTGGGGCGACGACTGGCGCGAGCGGATGGCGGCAGGCAACGAAGACCTGCTCAAGACCCTCAAGCGCTACACCTCGCCTGAGAACTACGCCAAGGCAGGCTACCAGGCTCAGCAGAAAATCCGCTCGGGGGAATACAAGCGCGGACTTCCTGCTGAGGCGGGCCCGGAAGAGATCGCCACCTGGCGCAAGGAAAATGGCATCCCCGAGAAGCCGGAAGACTACAAGATCGAGCCTCCGAAGGGCGTTGTGTTCGGCGAGACCGACAAGCCCTTACTTGATAGCTTCGCTCAGCACGCGCACGCCAACAACTGGGACCAGAAGACCCTCAACGACGCGGTCGCCTGGTACGGTCAATTCCAGGAACGGCAGATTGCCGAGCAGGCCGCCAAGGACGATCAGTTCCAGGCTGAGGCGCATGATGCGCTGCGCGACATGTGGCCCGGCGCCGACTACCACCGCAACGTCAATGCGGCCAAGGGCTTGATCTCGAGCCTGCCGAAGGAATTTCAGGGCTTGTTTGCCCACGCCCGCACGGCTGATGGCCGCGTGCTTGGCGATCATCCCGTCATCCTCTCGACGCTGGCCCAGCTTGCGCGAGAGATGAACCCGGCCGCGACGGTCGTTCCTGCTGGTACGCAGGATGCTCCGAAGGCCATTGAGACCGAGCTTAGCCAGCTCCGGACCATGATGCGCGATCCTGCAAGCGCGTATCACAAGGGCCCGGACGCTACCAAGAACCAACAGCGCTATCGCGAGCTCCTGAATGTTCAGGAAAAGCTCAAGGGACGCGCTGCGTAACTGTCTCGACTAGCCGGCCACCCCGAAAGGCCCCGGCGAAAGAGGCGCCCAAACCCCACCAAAGCGAAAGCCCCCGAGACGTTCCGAAGGCCCCGCGCAAGCGGCCACCCCGGACGAATGCTGACGGCCACCCTCGAGCTGCGGTTCATCCCAACTTCATAGGTGAACCATGGCAGATTCTGCCTTTATTACCCAATACCGCGACGAAGCGATCGCGGTCTACGAACGTGAACAGTCCCTTCTCTCCCAGTGCTGCGTCAACGAGTTCGTTCGCAACGGCAACACTGCGACGTTCCTTGTTGCCGGCTCCGGTTCGGCCACCGCCGTCACCCGCGGCGTCAACGGTCGCATCCCGGCGCGTCCGGACTCTCTCACTCAGACCAGCGCGACGCTGCAAGAGTGGCACGACAAGGTCATCAAGACCAACTTCAACATCTTCGCATCGCAGGGCAACCAGCGTGCGATCATGCAGCGCACGACCATGGGCACGCTCAACCGCAAGGTTGATGACGATATCATTGCCCAGCTCGACACTGCGACGATCGACACCGGCACCTCGACCACTGCCTCGGTTTCGATGGTTGCGAAGGCTCTGGGCTACCTGGGCAATCAGAACGTCCCGCTGGAAGACGAAGAGAACATCTTCGGCGTCATCACCCCGGCATTCTGGGGCTATCTCATGGAGACCCGCGAGTTCGCTTCGGGCGACTATGTTGAGACGAAGATGTTCAACGGCAGCATCCGCAAGATGTTCCGTTGGTTCGGCGTCAACTGGATTCGCCACTCGGGCCTGTCCGGCATCGGCACCTCGACGGAGCTTTGCTACCTGTTCCACCGCAATGCCATTGGGCACGCGGCGGACGTGGCGGGCATGGACGTTGATGTGGGCTACAACGGCGAGGATGCTTACTCCTACGCCCGCGTGTCGGTCCATGTCGGCTCCAAGCTGCTCCAAAACACTGGCATCGTGCAGATGAAGCACGACGGCAGCCGTACGAACCTGTCGTAAGGAGGACTGACTAACATGGCTTATTCTACCACCAATCCTCCGACCTGCATGACTGGCCCCCTCACGGGCGCCGGCAATCTCTGGCAGTACCGTTCGACCGAGCTCGGCACGGCCGTGGATGGGGCCGGTTACTTCACCAATGCCAAGGATCTCGGCATGAAGGTGGGTGACATGGTTCTCGTCTACGAGTCGACCAACGTCGCGCTGCGCACGATGGTTGTCGTTACGGTCTCCTCGACCGGCGCCGACCTGTCGGATGGCACGACTGTCGGCAGCACGACCAACTCCGACTAACGATCACTACGGCGGGCGGCCATCCCGGCTGCCCGCTTTTCTTTGGAGAAACCATGGATACCAAACTCAAGGCCGGCTCTGGCTATTTCGACGACGCGGAGTTCTCCCTTCGCCGGTTCGTGGCGCGACCGCAGAACGGCCTGTCCTATGACGCGCTGCTCAAGCCGTCTGCCTGGACCCACCACACCCACAACACGCTCAATCCCGGCACGCTGATCGAAGTCCTCCCGGAGGACGGCAGTTATTACGCGATGCTGCTCGTTCAGTCCAAGAACGAGAACGGTATCGCCGTCGTTGAGATCATGAAGAAGGATCTCAATCGCGCGACGCTCGATGCTGTGTCGCAAGAAGAGGTCTATGTCGAGTGGGGCGGCGCGCATAAGTGGCGCGTGGTTCGTGCCTCGGACAACGACATCCTAGCCAAGGAATTCCCCAACGAGCAGGACGCGCTCGGCTGGGTGAGCAATAACCGCAAGAAGATCGTCAGCAAGCCAGCGAAAGCCGCCTGATGGCCGATTCCGCGCCAATGGTGAACTACGTGCCAAAGGCGGACATGGAAGCCGAAAGAGGCACCATGGAGAAGAAGCGTAAGGCGCGCAGGAAGAGGCGCATGATTGCGATGGACAAGTAAGTGGCCTCAAAAATCGACATCTACAAT